CATTGCCCGGACTGCGGGCCTCGCACGGGCCGCCGCCGTGGCCACCGTCACCGTGGTGGTCCGGTTGATCGAGCAGGCCCTCGCCGCAGTCGCCGGTACCGTCGCGGTGGCGAGCCTGCGGGGTGCTGTCGAGCTGGTCCTCCAGGCGGTCGCAGCCACCGCCGGAGGCGTCGCCCGCGGTCTCAGCCTGAACCGGACGACGGCCGTCACGGCGACTGCCCAGACCGTCCGCCGCGCCACGCTGGCCGCGTACCGGGCCGCGGTCCTGGCCGTGGCCGGTACCCGATCCGGCCGTTTCTACGAGCTCACGCTGCAGGCGGCAACCGCCCTGCACGCCGCAGCCAGCGCGGTCCGCAGCAACCTCCACCAGCTGCTGATCGTCGCCCGCGGCCCGTTCAGCCGCTGGCACACCAGCCAAGACGACAGCGGCTGGCAGGCCGAGGGGCGCCCCGGCCGCTGGCAAACCGAACAGGGCACCGGCCGCTGGCGCTCCTGGCTGACCCGATCCCGCTGGAACGTCGACGACTAGGGGGCCGGGTGCAGACCATCGACCGTGACTCGCGGGAGTACGTCGGCGCGGAGGTCTCCGCCACCGTCCAAGGCCAGGCGTACAACCCCACCAACGACGTAGTGGAGTTCGCTTTCACCACGGGCAGCGCCCGCCCCGCCACCTGGTACACGGGCGGCTGGGACGGCACCAACGCCGGCTCCGGCGCCTACCGCGCGCAGGTCCTCATCGGCCCCGGCAGTCCCGGGCCGACGCTCACGCCGGGCAAGTACGCGGTCTGGCTGCGGATCACCGACAACCCCGAGCAGCCGATCTTGAACTTCGGCTACCTCACCATCACCTGAAGGAGCCCGGCGTGGACGCCCTCACCCCGCCACCTCACCCCAAGCCCAGGGCCGCGTAATGGGCCAGCGAGGACGCGGCTGGGACCGCGAGCTCCCCGAGGGCTTCGAGCCGTTCCTGAAGGACGGGAAACCCCGCTGCTGGGGACGCTCGAAGAAGACCGGCCAGCAGTGCGGCCAGGCATCCAGGCCCGGACAGCACATCTGCCGCTTCCACGGCGGCAACGCCCCCCAGAACGTCGCCAAAGCCAAGGAACGGCTCATCGAGCAGAAGGCGGCTGAGATCGTGGCAACCTACGGCGGGAAGATCGAGACCACCGCCACCGAGGCCCTCCTGGACGAGGTCCAGTGGACTGCTGGCCATGTCCAGTGGTTGCGCGAGCGGGTGCAGGAGCTCGAGGGGTCCGCCGCTGTGGAAGGCACGGACCCTGAGCACCCTCTGGTCTGGGGCAAGACGAAGGAGAAGTCCGGGGGCGAGGACTGGGGCCAGACCGAGGAAGCCGTTCCGAACGTGTGGCTGCGCCTCTACCAGACCGAACGCGACCACCTGGTGAAGGTCTGCTCCGCAGCCATCAAGGCGGGCATCGAGGAGCGAAGGATCCAACTCGCCGAACAGCAGGGCGCTCTCGTCGCCCAGGCCATCAGGGCGATTCTCGGCGACCTCCAGCTCACCCCGGAGCAGCAGGCCCGGGTGCCTGAGGTCGTCCCGCGGCATCTGCGGTCGCTCGCCTCAGCCTGACCGAGGAGGCGGTGCCGGTGAGCGCCACTCTCGACTGGGCTGAGCACGCTGCCCGCGCCTTCGAACCGCGGGATGTCTTCGGGCTGCTCGACTACGTGCCTACCCCGAAGCAGGTCGAGTTTCACAACGCGACCGAGTTCGACGTGCTGTACGGCGGCGCGGCGGGCGGCGGGAAGACGAAGGCGCTCCTCATGGACGCGCTCCGGGACTGTGACCGGTATCCGGGGCTGCGGGTGGGGGCGTTCCGGCGTTCGTACCCTGAGCTGAAGGAGTCGTTGATCGCGGAGTTGGCGCAGGTCGGATTTGCGAAGAAGCTGGGCGCGACCTGGAACGGAACGGAGTACGAACTCCGGTTCGCGAACGGCGCGCTGATCATGTTCCGGTACGCGAAGACGATTCAGGAAGCTACACGCCGACAGGGCGGCCAGTACCAGAAGCTCCTGTTCGACGAGCGCACCCTGACACCGCCGGACGTGGTCAGCTTCCTGGAGTCGCGCTTGCGGTCCGGGCGCCGGGACATTCCCGTGCTCGGCATCCGGTCAGGCACCAACCCTGGCGGTGCCGGGCACGGCGCGGTCAAGAGCCGGTACATCAAGCCGACGAGCTACGGCCAGCGGGTCATCACCGATATCCGAGGGCGGTCGGTCCGCTTCATCCCGTCGAAGCTGTCGGACAACCCGCACGTCAATCCGGAGTACGCCCAAGACCTGCAGGCCCTCGACGGCAAGCTCCGCAGCGCCTTCCTGGATGGTGACTGGGACGTGTTCCAGGGCCAGATGTTCCCCGAACTGAAGCGGGACCGGCACGTCATCGAGCCGATCACGCTGCCCGCCTCGTGGAAGCGATACAACGGCCTGGACTGGGGCTACTCCGCGCCGTGGGCTGTCCTGTGGGCGGCCATCGACGAAGACGGCCGCGTCTGGATCTACCGAGAGATCTACCAGCGCGGTGTCGGCGAGGCCGACCAGGCGAAGCAGATCCTCGAAGCGGAAGCCCCGGGCGAGCACGTCGCCGTGCGGTACGCCGACGACGCCATGTGGGCCACCCGCGGCGACGCCAAACCAATCGCTGGGGTGTACGCGGAGAATGGCGTGCATCTGACGCAAGCCGGGAAGGGCGCCGGGTCCCGGGTCAATGGCTGGCAGCGCGTACGGTCCTACCTCGCCGAAGCACCCGCGTGCCCGCACCACCGGGCGCAGGGCTGGGACACCTGCCCGAAGCTGCACATGTTCTCGACGGTGACCGAGCTGTACCGAGAACTGTCGGACCTACCGCACGCCACCAAGGGCGACCCCGAGGACGCCGACACCACCGCAGATGATCACGCGAGCGACGCCTGCCGCTATCTCCTATCCAACCTCGGAACCGGTCCAGAGATGGTGATCCTCGACGAGGCGCCCGCTGAGCCGATCGCCGAGATGCTCCAGCCGCTCGGCCTGACGATGGCCGTACGGCCAGCCACGGCCGCCATGAACGATGACGCCTGGTGGGGCGACGACGATGAGACGCCGCGTGCGGGGAGGACGGTGGAAGCCCCGTGGGTCTGAAGTCGTGGTGGCAGAGCCGGCGTGCTGAGCCGGAAGTCTTCGAGACCGCATCCGCTGAGCGGAAACTGCCGGAGCGGGCCGGTTTCGAGTACGGCATCGGCCCGGGCGGTCTCACCGAGACCAACCAGGGCATCGGCGCGGCCACGCAGACCGACCGCCGCTCGATGCTCGGCCAGCTGTACGAGGCCTACCTCGCCTGCCCGTGGGCGTGGGCGTCCGTCAACGCCATCGCCCGCACCGTCACGGCCGGTGGCCTGGTCACGGACTGGGACAGCGACGACGGCGAGGGCGACGAGGAGGCCCCGGACAAGCCGGCCGAGGTGCAGTTGCTGGAGCGGATGATCGGCTACTGCAACCCGCGGGAGAACATCCGGCAGATCCTCCGCAGCGTGATCGTCGACTTGCTGGTTTTCGGTGACGCGTACATCGAGGTGGTGTGGGTCGGGCAGCAGCCGGTGGCGCTGTACAGCCTGGACTGCCCAAGCATGCTGCCGATCGCGGACGAGCACGGCAACGTGACCTCGTACGTGCAGTTCACGGAGCTGGGCCAGAGGGCGGAGTTCGAGCCGCGCGAGGTCATCCACATCTCGCTGGACTCGCCCCGCTCGAGCGTGTTCGGTGTATCGCCGACCCAGGCCGCGCTGCTGCCGATCACGAGCTGGCTGTTCGCGGCCGCCACGTCGAAGGAGATCTTCCGCAAGGGCGCGCCGCCGCAGATCCACGTCGACCACCCGGCGTCCGCTTCCCCGGCGGAGATCAACCGCTGGAATTCGATGTACCAGCAGCGGAACATCGGCCCGCGGAACATCGGCAACCCGATCAACACCAAGGGCGGGGCCACCGTCAACGAGCTGGCCCAGTCGCGCACCATGGACTACCTGAAGTACCTGGACCAGAAACGTGACGAGATCATCGCCGCGTACGGTGTCCCGCCGGCGAAGGCCGGGGTCATTGAGTCCGGGAACCTCGGCGGCGGCACCGGGGAGGCGCAGGACCGGACGTTCATGGTCAACACCTGCCAGCCAATCGCTGAACTGGTGCTGGAGGCTCTGAACTTCGCGCTGACCAAGAACGGTTTCGGTGTTGACGGCTGGAAGTTGAAGTTCCGAGACATCGACATGCGCGACTCCAAGACCGTCGAGGACATCCGCGACCAGCGGCTCCGCAACGGCTCCTGGACCCTCAACCGCTACCGCACCGACATCGGCGAACCAGCGGTCGACGGCGGTGACGCGGCTGTGCTCGTGGACCGCGAGAACCTGGTCAAGTGGTCCGACATGGACGCCGCGTCGAAGGCCAGCATCGCGTCCAAACTCAAGGGCACCGCGCTCGAACCGGCCGCTCCTGAGGACGGCAAACCTGTCACGGTCGAGAAGCCAGAGCCCGCCCCGGTGCCACCGCAGCTGGCGGCGTTCACTGGCGGAGGCGCACCACCGGAGCCGGACGGCGACGGCGGGACGGACGATGACCTGCCGCAGGAGTCGGCCCGCGCTCTGTACCGGCGCCGCCTACGCGAGGCCCTGGCCGCGCTCCCCGGAGGCATCGATGAGCGAGCAGCCGCCTGACCCGCCACCCGAGCCCGTCCAACCGCCGGATCCGCCGGGCCACCCGCTGCGGGCGAAGGACGTGCCGGCGCTGATCGCGAAGCGGATCGGCTGAACGACCAGGCGGAGGTGGCTGGTGGCTCATCCGATCGAGGCCTTCGCCCGGGAAGCATTCGCCGCCGGATGGGCTCTGTCCGGCGGCCCGATGACGGAACGGGTCAAGGCCGCCAGCGTCGCCGCGGTACAGACGGCAATCGCCCACGCCGACGACCCACACATCCTCGAAGTCACCATCGACCTCGGGAAGCTCGAGGGCATGTGGGCGCTGCTCTTCCGGCGGCGGGAGGCCAAGCAGGCCGAGCACACCCGGCTCGTCGCCGGCGCCTGGCGGCCACTCATCGACCGGAACGGCGTCGCGGCCATGGTCGACCGATTCCGCGGCAACGCCGGACTCACCGAAGCCTTCCGCGACTTCTACGAGGACGCGCTCGCCGCTGCCCGAGCCATGCTCCGCGCCCTGGCCGACCTCACCGGCTGGACTTCCCTTCGCACCGCGATCCGTAACGCGATCGCCGCCGGCAACGCCGAGGGCATGGTCAACGCCGTTGCGATCGCCGCCGAGAAGGCCAGCGCGGTCGGCCTGGATTGGAACATCGCCTTCAAGGACGCCTACCAGTCCCTGGAATACCTCGACGAGCTGTGGGGCCAGGCGGACGGCTGGCTCGGCCGCACCATCGACCGCGCCGCCGAAGACCTCGGCCGAGCCCTCGCGCAGGCTGCAGAGGACGGTGCCTCCCGGGACGAGATGATCGATGCCGCGACGGACGTCCTCACCGGCACCGACATCGACTCCGTCGCGTTCGTCGTCGACTGGGCGATGACCACTGCCGCCGACGACGGCGCGCTCCGCCTGTACCAGTCCGAGGGCGTGCAGCAGATCGACATCATCACCGCCGGAGACGGCCGCGTCTGCCCCGCATGCATCGACGCCGAGGCCGGAAGCCCGTGGAACATGCCCGACGCGCCTCGCATGCCCCTGCACCCCGTATGCCGCTGCGTGTACGCCGCGTCGGTGTCCCTGTCCCACTTCGCCAACTGGTTCGCCTGACCTGGAGACCTGATGAGCATCTACCGCCCGGCCCGGGTCCTGTGGAACCTGAACACGTCCGGGACTCCCACCACCCTGTCCGGCGCCGGGAGCGCCAACAGCGGCCAGATCAACCTGATCGACATCAGCGACGTGTGGCTGGCCGTGAGCGTGGTCGGCACGCCGACCGGGACGACGCCCACGCTGGACGTCGGCTTGGACGTGCAGGACCCCGACGGCAACTGGTACACGACCATCGCGAAGATCACCCAGCTCACCACGAGCGCCGGATCCGGCCGCGCGTTCGCGGGCCTCCACATGCCGAACGTGGCCAGCAACAGCGCCGCCTTCGTCCTCCCCTCATACGGCCGGGTGACGTGGACGCTGGGCGGCACGAACCCGGTCTACCCACAGACGTCGATCGCCCTCATGGGGAGGTGACCGCAGTGGCACGGATCGGCACGATCACCGGCATCGCCCTCGTCCCCGGCGTCTCCCGCAACGGCCGCCTCTACACCGCCGAGGCGATCGGCCGGGCCGTCCAGCGCGCGCAGGCCCGTATCGACGAGGGGGGCGCCCCCCTCACGATGCTCACCCACCACGGGGCCGACGACGACTCCACGCTGATCGTGGGCCGTCTCACCTCTCTGTCCCAACTCGAGGACGGCCGAGCCCGCTACACCGCCGACCT